CTTCTGAATCTGTGCGCCATCAATGCGCTGAAATGGGAAGAACTCGCCACCCACGTTGTCGAACACCTCGATGGTGTTGCGGTTCAGCGCATAGACCTCGTTGCGCAGCTTGAGCAGCGCCACCACGAGGTCTGGGTCGACTTCGCTGGAGCCGTACTTCAGCGGGTTGACCTGGGTCGGGTCGGAAAGCTCGGTCACCACCAGGCTGGTGCCATCGGTGGTCATGAAGTAGCCATCCACCCAGACCACATCCAGCACGACGCCAAGGTCGGGGTCGGTGACTTGCACCAGGCCAAGTGCGCTGTTCCAGTAGTACAGGCGGCCGCCAGACGCGATGGCCAGGCGGTCAAAGCTGTAGTCCATCGTCACCAGGGTGTTGATGGGGCCGCCAACATCACCCAGGACGGTCACAGCGCCATTGCTGGCCACGGTCACCAGCTTGGTGCCCATGACGCGGTAGCAGACGCCGTTCCAATTGATGCCGCCACGGTCGATGCCAGGGCCGGTGCCGTTGCCGACGATGCCGTCACCAGGACGCAGAAAACCGGCACTTATGCCGGACTGCTTTGGGACTGGCACCAGGTTGACCGGGTACGACGTGCGCAGGTCTGGCCCGTTGTCAGCGTAGATGCCGTTGAGGATTGGAATCTGCATGGATCACCACTTGACCTTGTTGGCCCAGTACGCTGCGCTCATCTTGCCCTTGGCGATGTTCTCAGCGTGCCTGGCCTTGAATGATTCGCGCCGGGCTTTGTCCGACTTGGACTCACCTTCGCGCTTCGGAGACCCGGACACGCCCTGCTGGCCAAAACGGATGGTCTTGACCTGGTCGCCATCCTTGGCCACCACGACATGTGATTTGGTCGGGTGCGACGGTGTGCGCTTGGGCTTGTTGAAGCCCTCAACACCGACGCGAGCCAGACGCGGGTCTTTTTTTGTGGCCATGGTCAGAAGCTGATGTAGAGCTTGTAGGCTTCCAGCGTGACCACGTTGTTGGCCGCCGCAGGTTGTGCCGTGAAAGCAAACGTCTGATCCTGGGTGGCATCCACTGTCAGCACAACGTTTGCGCCTGTGGACAAGCCATGGCCGACCTGATTGGCTGCGTTGCTGATGACCTGCGAGCTGCCACGGTTGCACATGAGCTTTTGAGCGCAAGCACTGGCATTGCTTGCAGCGCCAACTGCCATGAGCACACCGCCGCCATAAGTCATGCCAATGTTCTTGGCCGTTGCGCTGTTGGTCAGGCTGTAGAGTGCATCGATCTCCATGCCGCCGCCGACGCCCATAGACCAGCCAGGAACAACGACAGACGCCAATGTGACAGCGGTGTTGGCCACTGCAGCGACTGCGGTGCCGTACCAAACCAATGCGGTCTGTGTGCCGGACTGCGTGCCGCTGGTGGTGATGGCCGCGCCACCTGCAGATGCGGACACGGTGAAGGTGTTGGCAGACAACACTTCCTTGACGTAGTAGGTCGTGTTGATTGCCAAGCCAGTGGGCAGTGCGCCTGTGGTAGTGAATCGGATCGTGTCATTGACAGCCAGGCCATGATTTGCCCAAGTCACCACGCCAGGTGCAGCAATGGTGATGGTCACGGTGGCGTCGATGTAAGGCAAGTCGATGGTGACTTCCTTGGTGTCGGTGTCAGCATCCAGCACTTCATAGAAGCCTGTGGTGGCTGTGCCGCCAGTCCATGTGACATACAGGCTCGCGCCTTGAGCCACTGCGTTGGTCAGGCCATGCACGCCTGCGCTCACCAGCTTGACGTTGCCAGAATCATCGGCATAGGTCAGGGTGGTGAAAGTTGCAGCAGGTTCGACCAGGCTGACAGGCGTCAGGCTGCCAAGCACCAAGGCCGGGAAGCTGCGCAGCTTGGGCTGCGTGCCGACGTCATATTCGACGGTGGCATTGCGGTTCTGGATGCGGATGGTGCGATCTTGGCCATACGGGCCGAAGGTTTGAGCGCTGTTGTCCAGCGTGGCCAGCGTGGTGTAAATCCACGGTTGCACGCCAGGACTGGCTGTCTGGATTTGAACGACGGTTGGCTCGTCGCCGGTGCTGCCGATGCTGATCGACTGGCCGTTCGGAACCAGAATGTCGAACTCACCGATGGTTTTGTTTGGCTGAATGAACATGATTGGCTCCTAAGTTAAGCGATGCGATACCAGCTGTTGAGGGATTGCACAAAGCGCATGCGGAAGAACGCATTGGCGGCCAGCGTCGTTGGAGCGCCATAGGCAGCCGATGCGCCGTTCAGCGCCAGCGTGAATGTGGTGATGATTTGCGTGGTCGTGACCAGCACCTCTGTGCCATCAGGCACGCCAGTGTTCAAAGGCAAAGTGATCGTGCCAGTGGCCAACGTGCCAGCAGGCTGCAGAAGCATCCACTGCTGCTGGCTGACCGGGGTCGGCACGGTGATGTTGAAGCCGGTTCCAGGCGTCGAGATGCTGGTGGCCAGCGTCGGTGCCGCAAAGGTCTGCTGGAAAAGCGCCAACAGGGAGCCGATCGGCAGGCGTCGTGCGTCGCCATTGTTCGGGGTGTAGACGGGAATCTGGTCGCCAGGCGATGCCTGGAGCAGCAGCGGGAGTTGGTTGATTTGTGGCATGGTTTGTCCTCAGTTGTACTCGATGGGGCCGTCCGGGCCTGCGGTGACTGGATCGACCGGAGGACGCAGGAATGGGTTGTCGTACACACGCCATGGCTTGTTGCCAGCGCCAGACGGCATTGTGACGGGCATCTGCTGCGGGACGGGTGCGGTCGCACGCTGCAGCAGGGTGTTGTAGCTGTCCTTGGCCACGGCCTTGGTTTCAGGCATCACCACCTTGCCGTAGCCAGGTGCAATGCGAATGGCCAGATTTGTGATGATGGCCTCGTTCGCGCTGTCTGGCACTTCGGACGGCTCGTCAAGGTCGCTGTACTGTGGGCTGCCTGGCAGTGGGTAGCCCAGCCGGATGCCTTTGCCGTTCCAGTCTGCGATCATTGCATCGAGGCGACGCAGTGCGGTCTGGAGCTGCTCTGGTTGCAGGTCGAAGACATAGGATGCAAGGCCGATTTCCTCGAATGCGGCTGCAACGAACTGGCGCTTGCTGTAACCCATATCAGGCCTCCTGCTTGCTGAGTGCTTCGGTGATCATGGCCAGCAGCTTCTCGTCGCTGGTACGCTTGGTGAACGTCAGGCCGAGTTCTTTGGCTTTCTCGACCAGCTCGATTCTGGTGGGTGCTGCATTGTCATCGGGCACTGCCGAGACTTCGATTGCAACTTCCTGCAGCACCTTGGTGACCTGCTCGGCCATCAGGCGGTGATTGATGCCATCGATTGGATTGGACGGCTTGCGCTTTTTGATGGGCTTTTTGTTTTTTGCCCACTTGGGCGCGAGGATGTTTTCTTCCATCACTTGGCCTTCTTTCTGGTTTTGGATGCGGCCTTGAAAGCGGCAGCGGTTGGCGCACCTTTTGTGCCTGGCTTGCGCATGCGCTCAGGCGTCTTGCCTGCAGCCTTCTGGCGCTCAATGCGCTCACGCTTAGCGTGAATATTGGCGTACAGGCCGGACTTCATTTCTTGGCCTTCTTGGGCGCTTTGCTGGGCTTGCCAGCAGCCTTGGCGGCCTTGGTGGCGACGTTCAAAGCGATGGCCACAGCCTGCTTTTGCGGCTTGCCAGACTTCATTTCCTTCGAGATGTTCTTCCCGATGGACTTGCTTGAGTAACCTTTGGTCAGTGGCATTTTGAGCTCCTATGCAGAAAGGGGGGCCGGAGCCCCCCAGTCTTTCTCGGTTTACTGGTTGAACAACAAGATGCCGGACATCTCGGGGTTCTTGTTCACAACACCGAACAGCGTGTCCATGCGGTACTTGATGGTCATGCTGTCAATGTCGTAGAACTTCTGCATCACCAGCTCGATGCCCTGGTCGGTGGTGGCACGCATCACTGCGACGCCAGCATCGGAAGGCACGGCATAACGGCCAGGCAGAATTTCCAGAGAATCACGCTGCCAGAACACGTTGACCTGTGCGGTGTTCACGTTCAGGAAGGTGATAGCAGCTGTGTTCGAAGGCGTGGCAACTTCCACGTTCTTGTACTGCAGCTGGGCGTCGGTCGGAGTCAAGCCTTGTGCGCCGATGATCGGGGGAGTGATCACCAGGGTGGTGCCGCCTGCAGGCACGCTCACGACGCGGAAGGTCTTGAGCTGGCCAGTGGACTGCTTGGTGATGTGATGCACAGCGAACACGCCGCCGATGGTGAACGAGTCACCAGCACGGACGTTGGCCGAAGAGCTCACGGTCACGGTCTGGAAGCGGTTGTCCACGTTGATCTGACCGCCGACCGAGGTCGAGGTGGCCTGAGGCGTGTAGTTGGCCTGAGTGCCTGTGCCATCGGTGTCGATGGTGATGGAGCCACCACCGGCAGCAGCGAGCTGACGGTTAGCGTAGTCCATCTTGTAGGTCTCGAAGCCAGCGACCATGCCGACGTAAGAGCGCTCGTAAGCCTTGTCAGACTTCTGGTTGCCGAACGAACGTGCGGTGCCAACCAGGTTACCAGCCAGACCGTTGTAGTCGCGGCTGGACAGGGCCATGAAGCGGTCGTAGTCGGGCACGCCTTGCTCGTTCATGATGGCGTCGCACAGGGCCACGTCGTCATAGTCACCAGCAGCAGCGGCAATCGGCACCACCAGCGAACCCAGGCCAGCGGCTGCGTTCATGATGGCGACGTTGATGTCGCTGGCCAGCTTTTGCTTGGCACTCTCGCCCAGGCGGCCTTCTTGCAGCGCATCGCGCAGCTCGAGGGAGGTCATTTCCCAGGGCACGGTCTTGCTGAAGCCCAGGGTCGCAGGCACGGCCAACTGCGTCATGCCTTGGTAGCCGGGGATCGGCGTGCCAGGAGTGCTGTTGATCGACTGAGCGATGTAGGGCTGGGGACGCCAGATGGTGTTGTTGGCACGTTCCATCA